AGTGTAATGGCTAAGACACCAGCATGGCAACGCAAAGAAGGTCAGAACCCCAAAGGTGGTCTCAACGCTGCAGGACGCGCATCTTACAAAGGCGGCACGCTCAAGCCTCCGGTAAAAGGACAAGCCAAGACTCCCGAGCAAAAGAAGCGGCAGGGCAGCTTTCTAGTTCGCATGGGGTCATCAGCGGGGCCGTTAAAGGATGAGAAAGGAAGACCTACTCGTCTCAAGCTTTCGTTTGAGGCTTGGGGTCATCGCGGTGACAAGGCAAGCGCAGTAGCAAAAGGGCGGCGGTTGCTTGCTGCCTATCAACGATCAAAGAAAAAAGGAAGTGCATAATGCCAAACGTAGCAGGAAAGAAATACCCTTACACAAAGAAGGGCATCATGGCAGCAAAGAAAGCTGCTGGAAAAGAAATGAAGCCTATGCCTAAGAAAACGCTTCTAAAGAAATGAAGTATCAGTTTAGGGATGGCACTCCTTACGAAGGGCCGACAATCAAGATGCCGGATGGTAGAATCCTTTCTGGCGCAACTTATACGCCCGAGTCTAGGCGTGTAATACCAGTGGAGATAGAGGATGGCGGTGAACGAGGCGGGAAATTACACGAAACCCAAGTTGAGGAAAAGCCTGTTCAACAAAGTAAAGCGGGAAGCAAAGGGCGGCGCAGCGGGTCAGTGGTCGGCAAGAAAAGCTCAAAGGCTCGCGCTACTGTATAAAAAAGCTGGTGGAGGTTATACTAACTAATGGCACTAGCAGCTTCACAGAAATCTCTTAGGGCATGGACAAAACAGAAGTGGCGTACTAAATCTGGTAAGCCATCTACTCAAGGGCCAAAGGCTACTGGCGAGCGGTATCTCCCTTCCGCTGCAGTAGCCGCCTTGAGTGATTCAGAGTATCGGCGCACCACCAGAGCAAAGAGGGCAGCGATACGAAAAGGGAAGCAAGTTGCCAAGCAACCAAAAGATGTTGCTAAAAAAACAGCAAGGTACAGATGAGTTTCTTACACATTCTAAAGCCAGAAGAGAGGGATGTTCTTCGGCGTGTAGTTAAAAAAGTACACCTCGCCTACCATCCAGAAGAGTTCTGCACTGACCGCGAGGCCGATAAGGTTATCGCGGTTATTGCTCCTGAGATTGTTGAGCGCATGATTAAGTTTGGTAAGGAACGCAAAGTTGACCAGCTTTAACTACAAGCCTGATGGTCAAGTCCTTAAAAATTTTATGAAGGACAATACCTTCTTTCGTGGCATCCGTGGACCTGTAGGCTCTGGCAAGTCTGTTGCTTGTTGTGTTGAGGTATTCCGCAGGGCTTTACAGCAAGAGCCAAACAAGGAAGGTGTACGCCGCAGCCGTTGGGCAATCATCCGAAACACTAACCCACAGCTAAGAACTACTACAATCAAGACTTGGCTTGACTGGTTTCCTGAGAATGAGTGGGGCAAGTTTACTTGGTCAGTGCCTTATACGCACAATATCAAGAAGGGGGATCTTGAGTTAGAGGTTATCTTCTTGGCACTTGATAGGCCGGAAGATGTCAAGAAGCTTTTGTCTCTTGAACTTACTGGCATCTGGATTAACGAAGCTAGGGAAATACCCAAGTCAATTATTGATGCGTGTACTATGCGTGTTGGTCGTTTCCCTTCTATGCGAGAAGGTGGCCCTAGCTGGTCTGGCGTTATTGCAGATACCAACGCACCAGAGGAAGATCACTGGTGGCCTATCATGTCTGGTGAAGTGCCTATTCCAGATCACATCCCTCAAGAGCAAGCCAAGATGCTGGTCAAACCAGACAACTGGTCGTTCTATGTACAACCTCAGGGTATGCTTGAAGAGTATGACGAGAAGGGGGAGATCAAAGATTACAAGCCAAACAAGGATGCTGAGAACAGAAGAAATATGCTTGAAAGCTATTATCCGAATCTAATTCGTGGTAAAACTAAAAGCTGGATTGATGTGTATGTAATGAACAGGCTTGGCTCAATCCAAGAAGGAAAGCCTGTTTATCCTATGTTTGCTAGTGAAACTCATATTGCAAAGGAAGAAATTCCTATTGCTATTGGTGTACCGTTATATGTTGGTATTGACTTTGGCCTCACCCCTGCAGCAGTATTTGGACAGAAGGTTAGAGGTAGATGGCTCATACAATCAGAGATTGTCGCTATCGATATGGGCATTGTTAGGTTTGCGGAAGAGTTGCGTAGAGAAATAGCAACACGCTTTGGCAACCTAGAAGTTCATATCTATGGCGATCCGGCTGGCGACTTTAGAGCGCAGACTGATGAGTCCACTCCATTCCAGATCCTGAGGGGTGCTGGTCTCCGCGCTTTCCCTGCGCCAAGCAATTCTGTTGACTTAAGACTTGAATCTGTGAATCAGGCATTGACAAAGATGGCAGATGGTATGCCAGCTTTTATGATTGATAGGCGGTGTCAGACCTTGATTAAAGGCTTCCAAGGTGGATACCAGTATAGGCGCATACAAGTATCTGGTGAAAGGTATGATGACAAGCCAGATAAAAATATGTATTCTCATATTCACGATGCGCTGCAATACCTAATGCTTGGTGCTGGTGAGGGGCGGCAGCTTATGTCTGGACAGAAGCAAGCAACTGCTTTTAATGCAAGAGTTGACTTTGATGTTTTTGCTAGACAGGCAAAGCCGAACAGAAGAAAAGCTAGTCTATGGGCTAGATTGTGAGTTGAACAATTTTTGTTTTTATGTTTAAGGATAATAAACAATAGGAGTTTATTATGTGTGTAGGCCCATTAGCCCCATCATCCCCACCACCCGCAGGAGAAACACCTGAGGAAAAAGCAGCGCGAGAATCTCAGATGGCTGAAGAGCAAAGAAGGCGTGCTGCAAGTAAGGCAGAACAACTTGAGATGGCTGCTGGCAAAGCAAAGCGCGGTACTGGTGCGCGGTCATTAATTACTAGCTCTGGCGGTGGTCGCGGCTTCTTCCAACCGAAAGTTTAATTATAATGATTGTACAAACAGACACTCTTGATGGAGTATACACACCGACAGGTGTAGCCGCAGACTACCTTAAGAAGTATGAGAAGGCTAAGTCTGTTAGGGAAAACTTTGTTTCTTTATTTGAAGAGTGTTATGAGTACGCTCTACCGCAGAGGGAGTCTTTCTATGCTGAAGCAATCGGACAGCGACGTGACGATAAAATCTTTGATGAAACTGCTGTGGTTGGAGTGCAAGAGTTTGCCTCGCGTCTACAGTCTGGCCTTGTCCCGAACTTTGCTCGTTGGGCAGATTTTACTTCGGGTTCTGAAGTGCCTCCTGAGGAACGTGATGAGGTTAATAATCAACTTGATGAAGTCACTGATTACGTTTTTGAAGTCATTCAAAATTCCAACTTTGGTCAAGAAGTTCACGAATCCTTTCTCGATCTTGCGGTAGGTACTGGTGTCCTTCATGTATCTGAAGGCAACGCAATCAATCCGGTAAACTTCTCAGCTATCCCATTGCCTCATGTAGTGCTTGATGCTGGCCCTGATGATCGCATCGATCACGTTTATCGTGAGCGCAGTATGCGTAACTCAGATATACCTAACGTGTATCCAAAGGGAACATTCTCTTCAAAGGTTATGGACTCTATTAAGCAGCGTCCAGACCAGAGAACAAAAATCCTTGAGGTTGTGTGTAAAGATTACTCTTCTAAGAATGAAGAGGCTTATCTGTTTTATGCAATCGAGATGTACACTAAGGACGTTATAGCGTCAGAACGTTATAAGGGCGTTGGCTCTAATCCTTTTGTTTGCTTCCGCTGGTCAAAGTGTGCTGGTGAAATCTATGGTCGTGGCCCACTTATCAATGCGTTAAGCGCAATCAAAACAACTAACCTTACCATTGAACTGATCCTAGAAAATGCACAGATGGCTATCTCTGGCATTTATCAAATGGAAGATGATGGCGTGATTAACCCTGATACAATCAATCTCGTCCCAGGGACTGTCATTCCAAAAGCTGTTGGATCTACTGGACTTACACCGATTCAGTCTGCAGGATCCTTTGATGTTGCTAACCTTGTCTTGTCTGATATGCGCTTGAACATTAAACGTGCGCTTTACAATGACATGCTAGGTAATCCTGATCGCACACCAGCATCTGCTACCGAGGTTGCAGAACGCATGGCAGATCTTTCACGCCGCATTGGTTCAGCCTTTGGTCGTCTGCAAGCAGAGCTTGTACAGCCTGTATTGCAGCGTGTAGTTTATATCCTAAAGAAGCAGGGACGCATTGATCTGCCTACAATTAATGGCAGAGATGTAAAAGTTCGTTCTGTTTCCCCTCTTGCACAAGCGCAAGCAAATCAGGATATTACTTCTGTTGCTCGGTTCCTTGAGTTAGTACAGGGACGCTTTGGGCCTGAGATTACTAACATTCTAATCAACTCTGAAGAG